ATGCTAACGAGATGTTAGCTAAGAAAAAGTTTCAAGAGTTTTCTACTGCATGGTGGGAAGCTAAGACTTATACTCCCTCTGGTATCATGGAGTTGTCTAGTAAAAAGAACGATTGGTTAAACAGAGAGGAGAAAGAAAGTATTGCATATCCTTGGGAAGGATTGAACAAGAAGTTATATGGTATGCGTAAAGGAGAACTCGTAACTCTTACTGGTGGCACAGGACTAGGTAAGTCTAGTGTCACTAGGGAGTTGGAACATCATCTTATAAAGAACACAGAAGATAATGTTGGTATCATAGCACTAGAAGAAAATTGGATAAGAACTGCTGATGGTATTGTATCTATTGAAGCTAACGATAGAATATATTTATCAGAGAAAAGAAGTAAATATACAGAAGAAGAACTACACACTTTGTTTGATAGTGCAATACAAGAAGGTAGAGTATTTATCCATGCACACTTAGGGGCTACTGATATAGATGAAATATTTTCTAAGTTAAGGTATATTATTGTAGGGTGCGAGTGTGATTGGGTAGTAGTTGACCACTTACACATGCTTGTTAATGTTCTTACTGAAGGAGATGAACGCAGAGGTATTGATATGCTTATGAATAGATTGCGTAGTCTTGTAGAAGAAACAGGAGTAGGTATGATATTAGTATCACACTTGCGTAGAGCACAGGGAGATAGAGGACATGAGAAAGGAATACAAGTATCTCTATCACATCTAAAAGGTTCACAAGGTATTGCACAACTATCAGATTGTGTTATAGCTTTAGAAAGAAATCAACAGGCAGAAAATCCTGATGAGGCTAACATAACTAAAGTTCGTGTATTGAAATCAAGATATACAGGAGATACAGGAATGGCTTGTAGTTTAAGATATGATATTGATACAGGTAGATTACACGAAGTATCAGAGGAGGAAACATTTGATGCAGAAGATTTCTAATATAGTATTTGATATTGAAACAGATGACCTTGATGCTACAAAAGTATGGTGTATTGTAGCTAAAGAAGTTGATGGTACTACATATAAGTTTGGACCAGATGAACTTGAAGATGGTTTAGATTTATTAAGAAGTGCTAAGACTTTAATTGGTCATAACATTATAGGTTTTGATTTACCGGTACTTCAAAAGTTATTTAACTTTACATACTCTGGAAAGATTATTGACACATTAGTTATGTCAAGATTATATAATCCTATCAGAGAGAACGGACATAGTTTAAAAACTTGGGGTTATAGATTAGGCATACCTAAACAAGAGCAACCAGAGTTTGACAACTACACACCACAGATGTTAGATTATTGTGTGCAAGATGTGGTTCTTAACGAAGCTGTATATAAATTCTTACAGAAAGAAGGTATGGGATTTAGTAAACAGTCTTTTGATTTAGAACAATTAACTGCTGTAATAATGCGTGAACAAGAGAGGACTGGATTTTATTTTGATAGTAAACAAGCTATGACTTTGTTAGCAAAACTAAAACAAAACATGGCAGATGTAGAAGATGAGGTTCAAAAAACATTTAAACCTAAATGGGTTGATGATAAACTTGTAACTCCTTACATTAGAAAAGATGGAGAGTTAAGTAAGAGAGGACTTACTGATGAGGAGTATTCTAATATACTTACATCAAACAATCACGAACCATTTATGCGTAAGAAATTAGTTGAGTTTAATTTAGGTAGTCGTAAACAGATAGGAGAATATCTTATAGACTTTGGTTGGAAACCAGAAAGGTTTACTCCTACTGGTCAACCTATTGTAGATGAAGCTACACTTAAAAAGATTGAGCATATAACAGAAGCTAAACTTATAGCTGACTTTTTACTGTATCAAAAAAGAATTGCACAAGTATCATCATGGATAGATGAATTAAAAGATGATAGAGTTCATGGTAGAGTTATACCTAACGGAACTATTACAGGTAGAATGACACATAGAGGTCCTAACATGGCTCAAGTTCCTAACATACATAGTCCTTATGGTAAGGAATGTCGTTCTTGTTGGACTGTACCAGAAGGATATAGACTTGTAGGTATAGATGCTAGTGGTCTTGAACTTAGAATGTTAGCACATTACATGAACGATGCTGATTATATTGAAGAAGTTATTAACGGAGATATACATTCAACCAATCAGAAATTAGCAGGATTAAAAACTCGTGACCAAGCTAAGACATTTATATATGCTTTAATATATGGAGCAGGAGATGCTAAGATAGGTAGTATTATTAATGGTGATATAAAGAAAGGTAAAGCTTTAAAGAAAAGATTCTTTGCTAACTTACCTGCCTTAAAGAAACTAAGAGATAGAGTTCAACAGGCTTCTAACAGAGGTTTCTTAAAAGGTATTGATGGTAGAAGAATACATGTAAGAAGTCAACATTCTTCTCTTAATACTTTACTACAAGGTGGAGGTGCTATTGTTATGAAACAAGCTATGATAAACTTATATCAATTAATACAACTTAATACCTTTGATGCTAAGTTTGTAGCTAACATACATGATGAATGGCAACTACAAGTAAAAGAATCTCAAGCAGATTGTGTTGGTAGATTAGGTGTTGAGAGTATTGAAAAGGTAACAGAGCAATTTAACATGCGATGTAATTTAACAGGCGAATATAAAATAGGAGGTAATTGGAGTGAAACCCACTAAAGAAAATAGAAAAAAGTTTGACATAGATTTAGAATATGGTACAATAAGAGAAGATAAAATATCAGATATGCTTACTAATAAAAAGATAGAAGTAAAATCTGAACGAGGTATGTGGATGAAGACAGGAAACATATGTATTGAATATGAATCATATGGTAAACCCTCCGGTATAATCACAACAGAAGCAGACTTCTGGTTTCATAATCTTTGTATTGAAGATAATATATTTTGTACATTTATATTTGATGTACCAAAACTAAAACAACTTATAGAAAAGTTAGACTTTAAAAAATCTGTAAGTGGTGGCGACCACAACGCAAGTAGAATGTGGTTAGTAAATATACAAAAATTATTTACATCTGATGTATTTAAAACATTTAAGGAACTAAAAGATGACTAAAGGTATTGACAAAACTGAATTAGATAAGTATAATAAGTTTACATCCGAATCAGGACATTGGTATTCTCTTGAGGGAGAACCTATGTATACTATCATAGGTGCTAATGGTAAAGAAAGAAACACCACATTAAGAGATGCTAAAAGTATAGGACTTGTTCCTTCTGTTACTACTATTCTTGGTATGGTTGCAAAACCTGCATTAGAGAATTGGAAGATAACTCAGGCTATAAAATCTGCAGCAACACTAGACATAGGAGATGAAGAATCTATGGATTCTTTTGTGTATAGATGTAAGGCTGATGCTAAACAGATTGGTTCTAAAGCTGCAAAAGAAGGTACAAGAATACATGCTCAAATTGAAAAAGGTTTCTTAGGTCAAGCTAAAACTAAACCTTATAAGATTATACAAGCATGGTTAGATAAAAACTTTCCTGAAGAAGATTGGATTGCAGAAGATTCTTTCTGTGCTAATCAAGGTTATGGTGGTAAGATAGACTTGTATTCAAAGTCCGGTATCTTTGTGGACTTTAAAACTAAAGATAACCTAGAGGGCAAAGACCCTAGTAAGTTAGTATATGATGAACATGGTATGCAACTATCAGCGTATGCTCAAGGTTGTAATATAGATGACCCTACAAGAGTTTCTATATTTGTAGATAGAGCAGATACAGGATTAGTCTTGTGTCATATATGGGATAAAGAATCACATGCGAAACATAAAGAAATGTTTAATAGCGTATTAAGATATTGGCAACTGGTGAAAAATTATGAATGGCAATAAGTCTAAACAGTTAAGAAGAAAAGCAGAGGGTATGTTAATTGATTGGTTAAGAACTATGATACCAGAAGGAGAAGATACTTCTAAAATTAATAAGAAAAACTTACATGAATTTTTACCAGAACAAACTCATCTCTTTGCTAACAATAAATTTATGTT